TAAAGTTGCTATTAGTTCAGATAGATTTCATAATGAATTTAAATTAGCATATGCATTAACAGTTCATAAGTCACAAGGCAGTCAATATAAAAATATTGTAATATTTGTAGAACCTAATAGCTATGTTTGGGATAAACCGGCACTTTATACGGCTATTTCAAGAGCTGAAGAAAAATGTTTTATAATAGCAGATTATACTGAATTTTTAAAAATACAACAAAATAGTAAAAATTCAAAGAAACCTACTCTATTTTTAAAAGAAATCGAACAATTGTACGATTTAGAGTAATCTGTAAACTATTATTCTAATTGTAAATTTAGAATAATAAAAATCGGATGGTTTGGCTCCACCTTTTCAAAGGTGGAAAGTTAGGTCGCATACATTAACCCCACATTGCCACCAATAAAGTGTACAATATTGATCCTTTCTTCAAACAGCACTAGATTAAAATTGTAATCATAAATGCGCCACGTGGGTTTATTAACACCAATAACCTGTTTTGTTATAGGATCACAAATGGTTAAACTCTGCGCCAATGGATCCAGTGGCGGCGTAATTGTTGTGAATTCCAATTCTATTTGCGTAAACCGATTCATATTTATTGCTCCCGATGGTTGTAAATTTGAATTATTGGAGTGGATACTAAAGTTGTAGCAATAAAGACCTTGAGGCGCATTACCACTCGTCCTAGTATATTTCTCAATATAGTTATAAACTCCGGCTGGTTGAATATTCTCACGATATGATCCATCTAACAAAATACCCATTCCTATCAAAATTTGCTTATCATTTTCTGGTGAATAATTTGACGTAATTAGCAGACCAGTCAAGTTACCATTTGGATTTACTCCGGGTCCTATATAGGTAGGCACCAAAATTGGTGGTTGTGACCCATCTGAACGATAAATCAGATAATTCCCCGACGCGGGTGCTTGGACTACATCTAGAGGCATATAATTGTAGGGCCAATTGCTGTAATTTGACCATTCATTTCGCAAATTTGCGTCACTGCGTTGAAAATAGAACATCCAATTGGAGACCATACCAAGTGAATCAAGTTCCACTTTGTTAGGTCCAGTCACATTGTAAAATATTTGCTCATGAACCTGTTTTATTAAATATTTCTGCTCCTCCATCGCAAAAAGGCGCTCTTCATCATTGGATAAGAAACCATATGTACAATTCAAATGTACATCCGCATTCCATAATGTTCTGGTATCAAGATAAGAAGTAATACATAAATCAATGTCGGGTGGGGGCTGTAAGAAACGATAAAACTGCATATACCATGAATTTAAATTGGGCGCTATATAAGGATAATTATAGGTATAATCAAACACATCACGAATTTGAAATAGTTCATTAACAGGTCTAATTGTCACGACAATATGTAACTCATTGTATTGGAGGGATGTCAAAGGAAAAGCCATTTGGCTTTTGAGACCAAACCAACCATTTAGGGGAATATATAAAATGCGACCTCTTATAGACGGTTCAGGACCAGCCAGCGCATCCGTGTAGAACGCATTTGGATACGAGTTGACCCGTGATCCAGCATTTCCAGGATCATTTATTTCCTTTGTATTGCCGGTCATTACATCAAACAATTCTTTCTTATCAGCAGAAAAATCACGCTGAACAGCAGATAATAAGTAATCACCAGAATATTCCTGGAGTGTATAATTACCGCAAGTGATACTGATTTTTGAAATCATTTTTGCTCCTAAATTTTCAATCCATTTGAATTCATAAGGAGCCCATTCCTGTATTTCAGCATCTTGTTGTGGCGGCATAATTGGACTCCAAATGCTCGGTAAAGCAACTGACAAATAACAATCCATTAATAAATCAGCATATCTAGGTATTTTGAATGTGAATGTTGATTCCTCGGACATACGTAATGTTTTAGAACCTTCAAAATCAACGCGAAACTTTTGTAGACCAAAATTAGTATAGTGCGCATAGGTTGATTTGAAAAACGTTTTAGAAGGATTACCGTTTAAAACTATATTTTGTTGTCCAACTGATACAAGATTCATTAGTCCTCCTGGCATTTAATTGTAATTATAATACTAACATATTATTTTTTTAACTAATTATAACTGGCATTATATTAATTTAACAATGAAATATATTATTATTTTATACAATTAATATAATAAAGATAATGGCAACAACACAACCAAATATATCAAACGCAGCAAATCAAGCAGGTGATGCTTTAAAAAAAGGTATTAATGATTTATTAGAAATGCAAGAAAACACTGCTATTACATTGTTAACATTCTTGACATTTTTAACCATTATAATGGCATTCTTGTATTACTTCTATTTTAATGGCACAGGCACTGTTGGTGGCATTTTTATGATATTGATAATAACAGTAATGCTTAGTATAGTTGGTCAAGCAGTTATGGGCGCATCTGGACTAGCTGCTGGTGTTGTTATAGGTGTTATTGTAGGCATCATAATATTTGTTAAAATGATAAATAGTAAGGTTACACGCAATTGTAATATAATGGACACTGTATATGGTGAAAAGAATACTGCTATTACTTCATTGAGTTATTCAAATGGTGCCAGTAGTGGTTCAGAAGAGTTACAACCTTTGTGTTATTATTATATTAAAACCGCATATAACTGTTGTAGCGGCGGCAATTATAGAAATGATTATGTTTCATTGTGCTCGTTACAAGATCTATTGAAGCAAGGTGTAAGAGGTCTAGACTTTGAAATTTATTCAATCAATGATGAACCAGTTGTCGCCACCTCAACTGTAGACAACTATTGTGTCAAAGAAACATTCAACTATATTAAGTTTAGTGATGTAATAAATACAGTGGTTAATAATGCTTTTTCCGATAATGCTCCTAACCCGAATGATCCTATTATTTTTCATTTGAGAATAAAGAGCGAAAATAAAGCAATGTATAAGAATTTTTCTCAGATGTTACAAAGTATTGGTAATCGGTTAATGGGACCTGATTATAGTTATGAATATAAAGATGATCAGGGACGTATAAGAAATTTTGGCGATGTTAATATTTCTAAAATGATGGGCAAAATTGTTATTATTGTGGATAGAAGTAATACGACTTGTTTATGTGATGACTGTGAAGAAGATTGTGGTGAATTTTATGAATTTGTAAATATGACAAGTAATTCTACATTTATGCAATTATTAAGGTACAGCGACATTGAATATACACAAACACCTGATGATTTAATTAATCAAAATAGACGAGCAATGACAATTGGTCTACCTAATAAAGGTGCCAATCCGAATAATCCAAGCGCAGCTGTTATGCGTTCATTAGGTGTCCAAATGCTTGCTATGCGTTATCAAATGGTTGACGCAAATGTAGAAGAGAACGATATGTTCTTTAACGAAGATGGTCACGCTTTCGCATTAAAACCAGTAAAGCTAAGACCCATTGTAACTGTGATTGATGACCCTGTACCACAAAACCCATCATATTCATATGAAACAAGAACTGTGGAGGGGTCATTTTATAAATTGGATGTTTAAAAACTTGGGAACATTGTAAACTTGAACATTGTAAACTTGAACATTGTAAACTTGAACATTGTAAACTTGAACATTGTAAACTTGAACATTCTAAAAATAATATTTTAACTATATATAATATAATATTATTATGAAAAAAGATTCAATATGTGATTCAACTATGAGTTTTGAAGAGTGTGAATTAGCTATTCTTCGTTCCGCAGTGGATAAAGCCGAAGAACGTCAAGGCCGAAAAGAAGCAAATTCACCTGATATTAAACGCATTATTAACATTGTTGAAGCCTTTTTACGAAAGAAAAAGGCTATTTGTTATGGAGGCACTGCGATCAATAATATTTTGCCGAAACAGGACCAATTCTATAACAAGGACATTGAAATTCCCGACTACGATTTTTACAGTTTTAACGCACTCAATGACGCGAAAGAACTTGCTGATATTTATGTGAAGGAAGGGTTTTTTGAGGTTGAGGCCAAATCGGGTCAACATTTTGGAACATTTAAGGTATTTGTAAATTTCATTCCTGTTGCTGATATTACTATGTTGCCCAAGGAATTATTTAATGCTATTAAGAAGGAGGCTATCAAAATATCTGGCATTTTATATGCGCCTCCCAATTTGCTCCGGATGGGAATGTATTTAGAACTATCGCGTCCTGCTGGTGATGTATCTCGCTGGGAAAAAGTAATGAAGCGTTTAACCCTTTTGAATAAGCATTATCCTTTAACCGCTAGTCAATGCGCACACATTGATTTCCAGCGCAAAATGGATGATGACAAGAAGGCTGATGAGATCTATGAAAATGTTCAGAAGACTTTAGTAGATCAAGGTGTGGTATTTTTTGGCGGCTATGCTATTTCCATTTATGCCAGATATATGCCTAAAAATTTACAACGAAAGCTACAGAAGATTCCCGATTTTGATGTCTTGTCTGAGGAACCACTTGTTACCGCGCAAATTGTAAAAGAGCGATTAAATGATATTAATATTAAAAATGTCAAGATTATCAAGCGGCCTTCTGTTGGTGAAATTATTGCGCCGCATTATGAGATTCGTGTTGGTAACGATACAGTCGCATTTATTTACGAGCCACTAGCGTGCCATAGTTATAATATTGTCAAAGAGGGTGGGTATGATGTTAAAGTGGCGACCATTGACACTATGTTGAGTTTTTATTTGGCGTTTTTGTATGCGGACAGACCTTATTATGATAAGGATCGTATTTTGTGTATGTCCAAGTATTTGTTTGAAGTACAGGCGAAGAACCGGTTGGCGCAAAAAGGTGTCTTGCGACGATTCTCAATTAACTGTATGGGACATCAGGAGACGATTGAGGAAATGCGAGCTGAGAAGGCGGAGAAATTCAAAGAGTTAAAAGATAAAAAGAAGACACCTGAATATGATGCGTGGTTCTTACGTTACAGACCAACAGATTCTAAGACAAAAGGAGACGATAAAAAGGATGATAGTAAAACGGATGGTAAAAAGGATGGAAGTAAAGATGAAGAGGAAGAGAATGAGAAAGAGCCATCATCTAGTAAACAAAAGACTAAATCCAAGCGAAAGAGAGTAAAGAAGACAAAGAAGACTGGATTCTTTTTTTAAAATTTTTACACATTTTCTCATTTCAAACGCCAATTATTTACAAATCCTTTGTAAATAATCATTTATATATTTTTTTATTTTTCTTGTTTTATTCTTGTTTTATTTTTTGGAACATATTTTTCTGGTCTTTTATAAGCACCCTTATATATATA